AGCCGCTTCAGCTCTCGCATTTGCCAATCCTCCAGCCACTCCAGAAACTCCGGATGCTGGCGAGAGACAAGGGCGAGAGCCTTAATAACTTGCGGCGGGGGCCTTATCACACTGCCCTCCCGCTAGCGCGGCTCTGAACGGTGTTTGCGTCCATCCCTCCTTTGGGAGAACCGTCAGGTTGCGTCGGCGCACCGCCTTCCGCTGGCTGTCCTGCAGCCGCTTGGGCAATCGCCGCTCTGGCCTTGAGGCGGTCTTTAAAGTCCGCCTTCTCCCGAGAAGGAATGATCTCATCCACCGGCATTTGCAAACCTTTAGCCACCTCGCGAAGAATCGCGGCGCGGCCATCCTTACCTAGAATCTCTGCGTCAATCGGGTTCGCCGTGGCGTTCAGGAACTCAACCCGGCGCACGTTCACCGTTTCCTTCACCGCCAAGTTGATCGCACCCCGTGCGATGACCTCAGCATCACCCTTGATCGACTCGTCTTCGTCGTAGCGCATGTTGTACACAAACTGGCGCATCACGACGGGCTTCACGACATCGGAGTCAATGTGCATCACCACCTGACGGATGCCCTTACCGGCAGCGCCCATGAGCATGGACAGTCCCGAGGAGGTACGCCCAGCGCCCTGCACGTTGAGGTCGCCGTAGACGTAAGCCGGGATACCCGAGTGGTCGTCGGCGAGGCGGCTGAACTTCTCGTAGACCGCCATCAGCTCGCTGGCGCGGGAGTCCGGCTGGGTAAAGCAATAGCCGGTGCGCTGGACCCGGTGGGATCATTGATGGTCTGCCAGATTTTCCACGGGGCGAGCTGGGTAATATCCTCGTTCGGCGGCAGCCGCTCGACGTTGACCTCTACTTGGGGGCCCGAAGAAATTCCCATATTGTTGACCAAAGCTCGCGCAGCCGCGTTACAAACGCTTTGCAAATCTTCGATAATTTTGGGAATACCTTTACCCCAAAAGGCTCCGGGGCATTTAATGAACGAAGTCTTGGCATAGGGCTTTTCCCCCAGCGGGTCATAGTTAAGCACAGCCTTGATAGCGTAGTTCCCCACCACCCAGACATTCGCGTCATACTCCTTGGCAGGATCAGGCACCTCATCTTCGGAGAGCCCCCATTCACGGAGCATGGAGCCACTAATCTTGCCCCAGAACTCAAGGGCGTCAAACTCAGTGGTCGGACGCATGTAGGAGTAATATTTCCGCTCCTCCTCGTCCTTCATCAGCTCAACGTCTTCGCCGATCCAAGACTGGCCGTTACCTTCTTCAAGAATCTTGCGGATCGCGTCGTCATCGTAGCCCGGAACCCCAATAAGGTCCGACAGCTCCATGCGCGACATGCGGTGGTGCTCAAAAAGATAACCCTCTGAAATATCAGAGATTCCCGGCTCGGGATACATACGGAAGGGGTCAACGCGCTCGTACTCAGGTGCTAACTCTTCAGTCGCGTCAACAATCGTTTGCCCCGTGATGGATGTCGTCCATCCAAGTTTACGCTGGCGTCTAACAACCGGCCCCTTCACGAAGGCGCAGGGGAAAGTCACTAAATCCGTAATGAAGTCGTTGAACGCCTGCTCCCAGCCGCCCTGGGCGAACTGGTCTTGAATCTTGATCTTCATCTTGTCGGCGCGAAGCTGCGCTTCGTGCATCACTCGGAACCGATAGTCCTGCGAGACCATCTCCCGCATCTCGGCCATTTCTTCCTGACTAGGCGCCTGCCCCGTAGCCTGTACGAGTTTAAGTACCTTCTCAGCAAACTCCGCTTGGAGCGCCTGGGCTTGCGCCGGGGACATATCGGGAATGGGGGTAGCGTGCAAATCCCAAGGGGGTGAGCCGCTGTCGAGCAAGATGTCACGGAGCCAGGACTCAGCCGCCCGGCACTTCACTTCCGTAATCATCATGTAAACTTCGGAGCCGCCCTGATCGTGGATTTGTTGCAGCTTATCGGCTTCGTACTCGCCGTTGCGCTGTCGCAGAGCCCGGAGCATTTCCTGCTCGATGGGCTTCTTCGCCATCTGAGCTGCGTCCCAGCACTCCCGCAAATAGCCAGTGAGCCCAAGGATTACGGACTGATTCTGGCGTTCCGACAAAGCGCGGTCTGCCGCTTCTTGCTCTTGCCGAGCAAGTTCCTCGTTACCGACTACCCGCAGAAAGGTTAGGCCAGCCATTTATTTCATCCGTTTTTCCGTGACTTCCTTGACCATCATGCCAAGGGGCATGGTCGGGCGCTTGAACTCCATTTCGACCATGTAATACCCATAGTCCATGGGCTTTTCCGCCAGGCCACTGGTGTCCATTTTCGGGTTAGTGGACATAATGGTGTACGGCTTGCCTTGCTTATCTTTCTTCATGGGTGCTCCAAATACGCATCACAAGAAGTTCTCAGAGTCCGTATAGCATACATGATACGTTGCAGCAACGCATAAAAAAGACCCCGGTGAGGAACCGGGGTCTAAAGGTACTACAGAGAGAGGAGAGAGTGACAACTGCAAGGCGAATGTATCAGGTCCACCCCGCCGCCGCAATACGTTTAATTTCCCTCCGCTGCGGCATGTACGACCCTTCCCCGGCATTGGCAATATGCAGCATGAGGTACTGGAGCGCCTCTGCAACGTGGGAGTGCTTGTTCTTTTCGATCACCCCATCCTGCCGCATCTTGTAGCGATACCCACCCATCATGGCGGATTTAAGCTGAATGCAGCCAGGGTCCATGAGAAAGCCCGAGTCGCCGTCCACCTGCCGCATGAGGAACTCATCCACGGCGTTAATCCGCGCAGATATATTGTTAGTCTTAGCAGGAATAACGCGAAAGCCCTCGGCCTTGATAATGTCCACCGCGCTCCGCTCGTCGGTCTGGGCGCGCTGCACCCCCGCCGGGTCGGTCACGATGAGCACCGGGGCCCCGGCGTACTTCTCATACAACAACGGTTTGAGCACGGTCCGCATGAAGCGTTGCACCCCCATGTCGAAGCTCACCGCTTCGTCGAACACCAATGCGCGTCCACGCGGGTCTTGCTGTCCGATAACGGCTGCGGGGGTAAGCCCCAGGTCCATGCCCACCACGAGAGGGCGCACCCCGTTGACGATGGGCCGGAGGGTCGAAGTCGCCATGTGATAGTCGGGCCTGAAGTATTTGTACACCGGCGTCCCGGCACTGCTCAGACCATACTCGCCGTCAATATAGACTCGGATATACTCTTCAGACCGCCCCTGGGTGTCGTAGTACCCATCGGGCAAATTCTCGATGTTCTCCGCGTGGACGCTCCGCCCGGACGGCTGCTTAAACACTGCCCAGCCATTGTCGTTGGGGCTAATGCCATCCTTGGGGTCCAGGCCCTCCATCTGGTAATACCACCAAGTATCCATGGTCGGCGGGTTAGTATCCGCCCACATCCCATGCCAGGTCGGCCCTCCGTCCTTGTTCGACGGAAAGCGCCCCACCCGCTTGGACATGGCATCCACAATCTCCGAGGCGATGTCCCGACACTCGTTGAACCACGCGAAGGTAAGCTCCAAAGAGTTCAGGTTTGCCACATCGTCCGCGTCGTCGAGGGCCCGGAACATGATTTCACACTCAACGTCCCCAACCTCAAAGAAATAGGTCTTGGTGGTGCGCATGTAGCGCCCACACTGCCCCGGCGGGAACCAGTCAAGAAAGGTTTTGATCGTCGTGTCCTGAAGCTGCCGCACGGTCTGACGCACCACCGCACAGCGACTGCGCCTTTTCCCCGTCTGGTCGGGCTCCTGCATGGACGCCCGGCGCACAATCTCAAAAGAGCAGGTCACGCTCTTGCCCGAACCCACAGGCCCCATAAGCACGCGCATCTTGGCGTCGCTCTCCATGAACTTGGCGCCAGTAGGCGGCGGCGTATAATCAATGTTCAGGGCCACGGTGGTCCTCGACAAGCATGTAAATAAACTCGCGTCCGTACTTCCGCGTATTGTTAATCTTGCTCCGGTAGGACAGGGTGTACTTTGTCATGAGCCTCTCCATCAGGCTCGCTTCCTCAATCGTTTTTAGCCGTACTGCGCGGTGCCCTTCGTACTTGCTGTTAAACAACCTCAGAATACTCAATGGCATCTATGTCGTCCGCCTCCGTGGTGGCCTCAATAGTCCGTGCGTCCTGCGGCTTGTTCCCAAGATT